TACCATCAAATAAATTAACATCAAAGAACTTTTGTATCATCGGAATATCAAAACCAATAATATTATGACCGATTAATTTATCAGCAGACTGTAAAAGTTTTACTCCTTCGTCTAACTTATCTGGTGGATATTTAAATACTTCTTGAGTATCTACATCTTGAGCAACAATACACCAAACTTTTGTGGCTTTTAAATCATCTGTCTCTATGTCAAATACTAAATCCATTTTTAAAATCCTTCGTCATTTAAATCAACTTTAATATCAGAAGTATCTATCTCTGATAATCTACCAGTCTCACCATCATATAATAAATGAGTTGCTAGTCCTACATCTCCAGTGTATCTAGATTTTAATACTCGTACCCTAGTAGTTCTAGCTTCATCTATGTCATCTGACTGTTGATTTCTTTCTAATGCTATCACACAATCAGATAGTTGTCCAATACTATTTGAACCTCTTAGATGTGAGAGTGATACTTCAACACCATTCTCATGTCCTTTGTTACCGTCAACTCTTCTCAAGTGTGACACAAGTACTATTCCTGCACCAGTTTCTTCTACTAAACTTCTTAGCTTAGTCATAATAGTATCTATGGCTCGTCTTTCATCACCTTCCGATACAGCACTAACCAACATGTGCAAGTGGTCTACAACTACCCATTTACATTCACAACCAATAATCATATACCTTAACTTAGAAAATATATCGTCTATATCATTAGTTCCAAAATGAGCATGAACCCATACTCTATTTTTATTTTCGCCATCATAAAGTATATCAAAGAATTTATCTAACTCTTCTTTACTAAACTTCTCTCGTTCTTGGTCTATGTAAAGTCTAGCATTAGCTTCAATAGATAAAATACCATCAATCGTTCTTCGCCAATCTTCCTCAAGTGCAATTACTCCTACATTGTCTGTAGTGCTTTTTATAAGATGATGCTCAAGTTCTCTAGTCACTGAAGACTTACCAAGTCCTGTACCACCTGTTAAAGTAACTAACTCGCCTTGTCTTAGTCCGTATAACTTATCATTCAAACCTTCCCAAGGAAAAGGAATACTCTCTTTCTTTTCTCTATTGTGAAATTTATCCCTTTGTTCAGAAACATTTATAACTCCAGACGGAGTATAGACTTTAGATGCCCACCAAGATTCGACAAACTCTTTATGCTTATTATTTCTAAGCATATCGTTAGGGTCTTTCCAACCATTAGGCAGTGTTAGTATCTTAGCTTTACTAGGTTTAAATAGTCTAGCTACTTTCTTTGAAGCTTCCTTACCGGCTTTGTCATTGTCAAATGCAATGATAACATTATCAAAGTCGTCAAAGAAATCTAAATTTTCTTTTACATCTTTAACCGCACCGGCTGCTCCACTTTTAATAGATACTACCGCCCACTTGCTACCGAGTAGCTCATAGGCAGACATGGCATCACATTCACCTTCAGTAATGGTAATGTATTTACCACTCTTAAAAAGTTGTTGACCAAACAATCCGGTATCAGATTTAGTTCCTTGCCAGAAAAATTGTTTCTCTTTAACATTCCTAGTCTTGGTAGCTGAAATCTCATGTCCATTATAAAATGGATACATGTGTTTAATAACATTACCTTGTAAGTCGTGAACAACTTTTACTCCATATTTTTGAGCAGTATCTTTAGTTATTTTTCTATCTGTCAAAGCAGAGAAAGAACCTACCTCAATACTATCCGGTTGTTTAATTGTTTGTGGCTTTGCCTCCATATTTTTTCCCTCACATAATTCGTAGTAGTTGGGCATAAAAGAATCGCAACTAAAACACTTAGCTGAACCATCTTCGTTTACTCCTACCGCATCACTACTGCCACATAACGGGCAGGGTTGATGCACTTTATCCCAAGTAGTTGTCATGTTTGCCCTCACGTATTTGTTATTCTTTACTATCTTCTTCTTCAGCTTCTTCTGGAATTATTTTAGCTTCTTCGGAATCACCTAAAAGTTTTTCTAAGTTTGCTCTGTGTGTAGCGATAGTAAAACTTAAAGCTTCGGTAATCACTTCTAAAGTTCCTACTTTTTGAATGATAACTCTAGCTTCACCTTGTTTGCCTTCATCTTTTATGTTGTTAACATCATAAGATATTTCGCCTTCTTCATTTTTAATTGTTATAATCATATTAAAACTCCTCGTTTTCAGAATCAGCTTCGGCATACTCAACTAACTCATTTACTTTTACTGCAATAAGTTCAGCAAATGTACCATAGTTATTTTGGTATGGTTTAATTTTAACCTTAACTAATGAACCATTACCCACTAAAACATCTAGTGGATTGTTCTCCGAATCAACTAACTTAGGTGCTTCGTTGACACGTGTACCTACTTGTACCTTTCTACTAAATGAAAAAGCAGGTTCATCATATTTAGGTTGTCCAGTTCTATCTCTAACTTGAGATAGTCCTTGTGCTTCTAATTTAGAAGCGGTATCAGCATCAGTCAAAACTGTTATCTGATATTTAGGGTCTCCGAATCTAGTGTTAGGGGTACTAACATTAGCCCACATCGCCTTTCCTTCTATATATTCATACATAATATTTCCTCTCTGTAATGTATTCGTTGTTTAAAACTTGGCATATTATACCACAAGTAAATTTATTTTGCAAGTCTTTTTTCTTTTCGCTTTGCATTATTTTTTTGCCTAGTCATTTCGTTCTCTTCGGCAAACCACTCACTAATTATATATTCTTTTAAATCTTTAATACTCAGATTAGTATTATTCTTAGTTATTTTTATGTCCTTACTTTTAAGTATTATGGTAGCATAGTTATGATACTTCTCATAAGTTAAAGTAAACTGATAGTCCGGAGCATTGTAGTACAGCACTCCATTTATATCTTCAGCATACATACCATGGTTTATTTTTTCTTTTTGTTTTTTCATATACCTCATTTAAAATGATAGCTAGTCATGTGGTGGTTTAGTTCTCATTCATGTTTTATCCTTAACCTTCTTCATCGTCACTCCACATCCCCGAATTTAATCTAGGATTTATAGTGGCTCAGACTTCCAAAGGCTTTTACAAAGGCTCACTCCTAGCTACCAAAATTCTGTGAGGTTTTAGTGTACAAGACCTCAAACTTGTTTGATTATTGCAATCAAGTTATACAGTTATGAAGGTTAAAATGAGGGCAACTGTATTACACATAAGACCCATATTATATCATAACTATAATTAAATTGCAAGTTCTTTTTCATATTCTTTTGTCCACCAATTAGGTATTGCTCTGCCTTTCTCCCACTTGGCATAGTGCTTTTCGTTTATAACATATCTACGATAGGCAACGATAGGGTCAGAATGTTTGTATTCATCCGGCATAGCTTGTGCAAGTTTACTCATATCTCCTCGTTTAATGTTGTCTGGTATCTTCATTAAATGTTTAGCAAGTTTATCATAACTAGCATGAGTTTTACCATACCTAAAAGTATATTCTTTACTCAAAGCTACAAAGTGTTTAAATAACCAGAAATAATTACCACTTGTTTCTCTTGCCCAAACTGTACAAGGATGATTCCAATAGGCTCGTTTGTAAAGTCCTACTTTATCTGCATACTCATCACCATCCAGTTCTCTATGTGCTGTGCATAACATCTGTGCTGTTTCCAGTGGCATTTTGACTAGCATCTTGTCTGGTTGTGCTTGTGCTGATAAAATTGGACAGTCATAAAAATAAAATATATTCACTGTACTACCTCAATAATCATTGTCTCGGTACTGTACCATACCTTGCTTGTCAAACTTTTTAGTTTCTTTAGGTTGTAAAATAAATATTGTTGCTATTGCAAACACAAAAGAAACTATACAAAACATTAATAAATAACCATCATACATAATTCACCTCTACCATTTTTCTATGTGGACATACTCGCCAGTTTCATAATCCCAACCACCGGTATGTATTTCTTCTCCATTCTCTAATTTAATTTTTTGTCTCGGTGGTCTTGATACTTGCATAGGGTCGTGGTCTTTACCAACATACTTAAATGCTCTTGACCCCTCAGAGTAACCACCTTGTCCTTCTAGTTTCATTGGTGGTACATGGTCAAACTCAAACTCACATTCG